GCAGTCGAAACCATCAAAAAGGAATTGAAGTTATGACAAACGTTAAACTGGTCTGGGCAACCGCAGACGGGGAACAATTGATTGCCAAAATGGCAAGAGTATCGAACCCCGAGAATCAAGACAACCCCGAGTACGCCAAGCTAATAAAGTACCTGATTAAAAACCAACACTGGAGCCCATTGGAAATGGTCAACGTGTGCATGGAGATTAATGTCACGAGAGACATTGCGCGTCAAATTCTACGCCATCGAAGTTTTAGCTTCCAAGAGTTTTCGCAAAGGTACGCAGAGGTGCAAAGATTTGCCGTAAGTGAAGCACGTTTTCAAGATCAAAAAAATAGACAAAACAGTTTGCCCGCAGAAGATCCTGCGTTGCATCGGTGGTGGTCAAACGCCCAAGATAGAATTGTGACCGACGCGCATGACTTTTATGACATCGCATTGAAAAAAGGAATTGCCAAAGAAGTGGCACGCAAGATTTTGCCAGAGGGGTTGACCATGTCAAAAATGTACATGAACGGCACCCTACGATCGTGGATCCACTACATTCAGTTGCGTTGCCATGAGGCAACACAAAAAGAGCACAGAGAAGTAGCAGAGTTGTGTCGTGGTATAATTACAGACCTTTACCCCAACGTTATGGAGGTTGTATGAAAACATTAGAAGAGTACATCGAACAGCGAACACCAATCATGCCATCATACGTGATGTCAAATGGTCAACCTGATGACGCCGTCAACCACCCCAAGCATTACACCAAACACCCATCAGGTGTTGAGTGCATTCAGATCACCGAGCATATGGGGTTTAACCTTGGCAATGCGGTGAAATATGTTTGGCGTGCAGATTTAAAAAATGACGCGCTTGAGGATCTGAAGAAAGCGCGGTGGTATATCGATCGTGAAATCCAAAAAAGGGAAAAGACGAAATGAAATACTTCAGCGAACTGACGGAGCTTGAAAGTCGAAGCATAGAGCTTGAAACACACATAGCATTGTTCAATGGGTTTGCTCAAGGTATGGAGGCGCTAGACTCTGAAACTGCAGCGTCAGGAATCCATGCAATATTGGATTTGCTGATGCAGGATAGTAAGAATATAGACAACGCGCACCAACAATTATTTTCAGCCATTCGGGAAGACACGTATGACAAGCCAAAACGAAAAAAGTAGATTTGATTTTGAACAAGAGATATTGAACGCATGGGGCACTTGCGAAGACTTGAAACTGTTTATCAGAATGAAATTTGACCGTAAAGACGTAATGACAGAAGACGAAGAAGCTAATCTCTTGATTGGCCTTGTTGACCTACACAATCTTCGTATGCAACAGGTGTGGGAAACTATGGAAACGCTTATTAAATATGGGAAACTATTATGATTAAATTTGAATTTTCTATTGAACAAATTAACACTTTGATAAATGCATTGAATCAACCAATGCAAGTCGGGTCAGTCACGTTAGTTGGTTTAATTAACATGATTCACGAACAGGCAGCGCCTCAAATACCTAAAGAAAAGGAGGTTGTAGAAGATGGCGAGTGACCTGTTAAACAAGCTTATGGGCAATGCAGGGCTGTCCAACAAAGAGAACGTCGAGAAAGCCCGCATGGAGCTTGCAGGGGCAATTACTCGCGTGGTGATCAATGAGGCGCTCAGTGAGGCCAAAATGCGAGCTCAGGAGCGCGACAAAATGATTATTAAGCCTCAGGGCGAGAAGCCTTAGGGTTTGGTATAAGTAGATATAGGGGAGTACGACACGCTGGGAAGCGCTCGGAAACCCCACCCTACAACAAAAGTCTGTATAGGCTAAGAGAATAAAAATATGACAGTCAGCAAATACAATCCAGAAATGATCGGAACCATGGTTGAAATGGGTAAACAAGGCGCGTCCCAAAAAATGATCTGGAGTGAGCTAGGCATTAACAAATCTACAGCGGAAGCATGGAAGAAAAAGCACGCAGACTTTGCCGACGCCTTGGATCTGGCCTTGGTGCATAGTCAGGCGTATTGGGAACGATTAATGTTGGCCAACGCGGAAAACAAGAACTTCAACACACGTATGGTTGAGGTGGCCGTTCGTGGTCAATTCCAACAAGACTACCGCGAACGTCTGGACGTCAAACAAGAGGTCAAGAGCGAAGTAACCATTGATTTTAACTCTGCAGTTAACGACTTAATTAGCACGCTTAAAAAGGCCGCGGATAACGCTTAATTATATTTTGTGGTGAGTTTGTCTCCGTATCGGAAACGAAATGAACGTAAAAGGGCGGATTATTTCCGCCCTTTTCTATTGAAAAATAAATATATTTAAAACACGAAGAATTTGTCTGTTTTTTGGCATAAGTAGGTTTACGATAAACAGTCTTAACAGGTAAACCGAATGACAGCCCACGCCCTACTCAGCGCCTCATCATCCAAGCGATGGTTGCTATGCACACCAGCACCAAGACTTGAAGCAACCCTCCCCGAACAAAAGCGTGGTGCAAGCCAGTTTGACTTTTCGGCCGAGGGCACTACCGCACACGAGCTTGGCGAGGCAAAACTTAGGCTTGCGTACAACCAAATCAAACAACCTGACTTTGACAAGATTTATGAAAAGATTAAAGCCTCAAAGTATTACAACGAGGATTTTGAACATTACGTGGATAATTACGTGTTGTATGTACGTAGTCAGATTGGCGAAGGTGACCGACCACTGTTTGAACAGAGGGTAGACTTTTCTGAATGGGTAAACGACGGGTTTGGTACCGCAGACGTTATCATCTTGTCCAAAAACAAGGTGCGGGTAATCGACCTTAAATTTGGCAAAGGAATCTCCGTCTCCGCAATAGACAACCCTCAGTTACGACTATACGCACTTGGGGCGTACTCAAAATTCAAGGAAGAGTTTCCTGATATAAAAGAAGTTGAGTACACAATTCACCAACCTCGTTTAGATAGCATCAGCACCGACAGCACGACCATAGAGAAGCTTTTAGACTGGGCAGTGTACTACGTCAAGCCAAAAGCCAAGAAAGCGTGGGCAGGGCTTGGTGAGTTTATCCCAAGCGAAGAGGGGTGCCAGTTTTGTCGTGCCAAGGCCACATGCCGAGCGCGGGCAGATTATGTTAATGATCTGGCCAAGCTTGAGTTTAGGCCGGCGCCACTGTTAAACGAAGAAGAGATTGAAAAAGTGTTAACTCGATCTAGCATGCTAGTGACTTGGGCAAACGACATAAAAGATTTTGCGCTTCAACGAGCAGTTAACAGCAGCGTGTTGCCAAAAGGATACACACTGACTACGACCAAAACACACCGCAAAATCACGGATCACACACTGGCCGCGCACATCCTGTTGGAAAAAGGATACAAGCGTGAAGATATTTATGAGGTACCAAGTCTTAAATCTGTGGCACAACTTGAAAAACTTGGTGCCAAGAACGAAGTAAATGGTATACTGGGTGATCTTATTCAGAGGCCGGAAGGCTCTCTAAAACTAGTAAAAAACAACAACGCAGGAGATTTTGAATGAGCTCTTGGTTAATTGCAACAATCGGCGTGGTATACTTATTTGTGGCTATTGATTTGTTCATCAAAGGTCAAGTCGGGCTAGGTATTGCTTTTATTGGATACGCACTTGGCAATGTTGGTTTATACTTGGTATCAAAATAGTTTTTACGGGCAGACGATTCAGCCCCGATTGAAGTCTGAATCACAACGTTAAAAAGGCTCTAAAATGACTCAAGCATCGAAAGTTAAAGTGGTAACCGGCAAAGTACGTTTCAGCTACGCTAACGTATTTGTACCTAAGGCATCTGTGGAAGGTGGAACACCAAAGTATTCGGTTTCTATCATTATTCCTAAGTCGGACACAGAAACAGTCGAGAAGCTTAAAAAAGCATTTGAAGAATGTAAGGCCGCGTCTGCAGGCTATTTTGGTGGTGTTGTGCCAAAAGGTCTTAAAGGTGGTCTACGCGATGGTGACGCAGAGAAAGACGATCCGGCATATGCCAACTCGTATTTCATCAACGCCAACAGCGCAAACAGACCCGGAGTTGTGGACGCTGAAGCGCAAGCTATCATCGACCCCACAGAGTTTTACTCGGGCTGCTACGGCCGTGTATCAGTTACGTTTTACCCATATAACGCACAGGGCTCCAAAGGAATCGCGTGCGGACTTAACAACCTCCAGAAACTGGAAGATGGTGAGGCCTTGGGTGGATCGTCAAGTGCCGCAGCAGATTTTGCGGTTTAATTAGTACAGTAGTACAGTAGCATTAGCGCGGCCTCCCTTCGGGGAGGCTTTTTTAACCCACCAATAAGAAACACCACCACTATGAAAGAAAAATACTCAGGCATTATCATAGATCTGGAACGAGACGGATTGTTCGACGAGCTTGGTTTAAAACGGTTAAAAGAATCCTATATGCGTGATGATGAGGCGTCACCACAGCATCGATTTGCATATGTATCCAAAATGTTTGGCTCTAATTATGCGCACGCACAGCGCCTGTATGAGTACTCAAGCAAGCACTGGTTGTCTTACTCTACCCCCATACTTTCGTTTGGACGCTCTTCCAAGGGCATGCCAATATCTTGTTTTTTAAATTTTATTGAAGACACTGCGGAGGGCTTAGTTGAAAATCTATCAGAAACAAATTGGCTATCCATGCTCGGCGGTGGTGTCGGCATTGGCTTCGGCATTCGATCTGCGGGTGACAAATCCACTGGAGTTATGTCACATCTTAAAATCTACGATTCATCATCCTTGGCCTATAGACAAGGTAAAACACGTAGAGGATCTTATGCCGCATATTTGGATATCAGTCATCCCGATATCACAAGCTTCATTGAAATGCGAAAACCAACGGGGGATCAAAATGTTCGGTGCCTAAATATGCATCATGGCGTTAACATCACCGACGATTTCATGCAAGTCATTGAACGCTGTATGTTAGATCCACAGGCCAGTGATGATTGGGAGTTAAAAGACCCTCACTCTGGTGTTGTGCGAGAAGTGGTGTCAGCCAAACACATGTGGCAGCAGATCTTAGAATTGCGTATGCACACAGGCGAACCTTACATTCATTTTATCGACACTAGCAACCGCAAGTTGCCGCAATGGCTAAAAGAAAAAGGTTTGAAGGTGCGTCAATCAAACCTATGTTCTGAAATTATTTTACCGACGGATGAAAAACGCACAGCGGTATGTTGTTTGTCGTCTTTAAATTTGGAATATTATGAAGACTGGAAAAACGAGCCTCTCTTCCTTGAAGACGTTGCTGAAATGCTTGACAACGTACTTACTTATTTTATTGACAACGCCCCTGATACTATATCTCGTGCTAAATATAGTGCTCAGCGTGAACGCAGTATTGGTGTTGGTGCTCTTGGGTTACATAGTTACTTGCAGCGTATGGGCATTCCATTTGAAGGCGTTGTGGCCAAAGTTAAAAATATTCAAATTTTTAAACACATCAGGGAAGGGTTAGATCGTGCAAACGTTAAACTCGGTAGCAAGAGAGGTGAAGCTTTGGACGCTGTCGGAACTGGACGTCGATTTAGTCACGTTATGGCTATTGCTCCCAACGCTTCAAGCTCCATCATTATGGGCAATACTTCCCCAAGCATTGAACCTTATCGGGCAAATGCTTATCGCCAAGACACACTTTCAGGTGCCTTTTTCACTAAAAATAAGTGGCTAGATGCAATCGTTAAGTCCCTGACTGAAACCGAGGAAGAGTACAACAATGTCTGGTCTTCGATTATCTCCAACGATGGGTCTGTACAGCACTTAGATATCTTGACTGACTTGCAGAAAGACATTTACAAAACGGCCATGGAAATTGATCAGCGGTGGGTTATAGACTTGGCCGCGGATCGTCAAGAATTTATTGATCAAGGACAGTCTTTGAATTTGTTTTTCCGTCCCGACGTACACATCAAGTACATCCATGCCATTCATTTTTCAGCATGGAAAAAAGGATTGAAGACGCTGTATTACTGTAGGTCAGAAAAGATTGGACGCGCAGACCGAGTCGGTGCCAAAATCAAACGTGAAAAATTAGAAGACGAAATAGACCTAAGAGCAATTGCCGAAGGTACTGAATGCGTCGCATGTGAAGGATAGAAAATGAGCAAACTAACTGAACAGCGAGATACGTTTCGCCCCATGTCATTTGAATGGGCTTATGAAGCGTGGTTAAAGCACGAGCAGTCACACTGGCTGCACAGCGAAGTGCCTATGAGTGAGGACGTGCAAGACTTTAAGAAACGCCTTACACAACAGGAGCGAGACTTTGTAACCAAGATCATGCGCTTCTTTGTAACAGGGGACATGGACATTGGAAGTGCGTACCACGACCACTACATCCCAGTGTTTAAGGCGCCTGAGGTCAAGATGATGCTGTCGGGTTTTGCGGCTAGGGAGGCACTCCATGTGGCGGCCTACTCGCACCTGATTGAGTCGCTTGGGCTGCCGGAGTCCACGTACAATGAATTCTTACAGTACGGGGAAATGGTGGCCAAGCATGACTACATGCAAAAACTTGACCAGTACCCCATGGCGGAAAAACTAGCCATCATTTCAGCGTTTGGCGAAGGCATGATGTTGTTTAGCTCTTTTATCATGTTGCTGAATTTTGCACGCCATGGTAAACTAAAGGGCTTAGGTCAGATTGTGACTTGGTCTATCGTTGACGAGACACAACACGCCGAAAGCATGATTAAAGTTTATCGTCAGCACGTACGAGAAAATGCCGGCGAAACGACAACGAAACGGATTAAAGAAATTGCCAACGAAATGGTGGAGCTTGAGGACCGCTTTATTGACTTGGCGTTCGGTATGTATGACGTGGAGGGTTTGAGCAAAGACGAGGTCAAGCAGTACGTACGGTATATTGCCGATCGTAGGTTGATTTCCATGGGCATGAAGGGTTTGTATAAAGTCAAGACAAACCCACTACCATGGGTAGAGTCGATGCTTGGTGTTAGTCAGACCAACTTCTTTGAGAACCGCGCTACAGACTATGCCAAGGGCGCCCTATCGGGCACTTGGGCAGACGTCTGGGCTGCGTAATAGTATCCTTGTGGTGGGGATGTAGTGCCTTGGGAGTGGCCGAAAGGTCACTCCCTTTTTTCTTGTGATATACTGAATTTTTGATTCGTCAATTTGCCTTAGGAGCACATATGTCTATCTACAATATCGACTTTGAAACACGTAGCCGCGCCGAACTTAAAGACGTTGGGCTTGATAACTACGCCAAAGACCTTAGTACCGAGGTCATTTGTATGGCGTACTCAAAGGACGGAGGGGAAGTCAAACTATGGACTCCTAATACCGCGCTCCCCAATTTTTTGTTCGACCCTGAGTCCCAGTTTAGCGCTTGGAACGCAGCTTTCGAGTACCACATCATCAAATACGCACTCGGCTTAGAAGTTAAGTGGGAGCAGTTTATCGACTCTATGGCTGCCGCGGCGGCCAACAACATCCCCCAATCTTTGGAAGAGGCTGCCATATTCTTAGGCGTAACGGAGCAGAAAGACCCCGCAGGTAAGCGCTTGATTACCAAGTTATCCAAGCCGCAGAAAAACGGCACCTTTAACGCGGATCCCGATTTGTTGGCGCAGATGTACGCGTATTGTGTACAGGACGTTAAAACCGAAATGGCGATCTACAGTAGGTTACGCAAACTGTCACCTTCCGAGCAGCAGGTGTGGGTACTCACTCAGCAAGTTAACGAGCGCGGCATTCCAGTGGAGGTTAGTGAATTAAAGAACTCTATAATTGCCGTAGACTCAATTAAAGAAAAGATTAATGCGGAGATCAAAGAGATTACCGGTGGCATCAGCGCCAACCAACCCGCCAAACTAATCAAGTGGATGGCCGATAACTTTGGTGTTTACATGGAAGACATGACTTCGGAGTCAGTAACAAAGATGTTACTATGGGATGATCTACCGAGCCCCGCCCGTAGGATGTTGGAGCTCAGGGAAGCGGGATCATCTACGTCGGTGGCCAAGTTTGAGAAGATGTTTGACATCCAGAACGGTGGCCGGATTCGTAACTTGTTGGTGTACCACGGCGCCTCCACCGGACGGTGGGCTTCCAGAGGCGGCCTAAACGTTCAGAACTTACCACGCCCCCAGATTAAAGACGATCTCATTCCTGAGGTCATAGAGCGCGTTTTAGAGCGTGGGGAGGGTGGCACTGTGGTTGAGCTTGCAAGTGTCGTCAGGAGCGTTCTCAAGGCGCCTGAGGGGTATACATTCTTGGACGTGGACTTTAGCAGCATTGAAAACCGCGTTGGAGTCTTTATCGCAGGCCAACAAGACAAGTTAGACATGTTTGCCAAGGGTTTGGATGAGTACAAGACCTTTGCCTCACAGGCGCTCTATAACATCCCCTATGAAGAGGTTACCAAGGACATGCGTCAGATCAGCAAGTCCGCGGTGTTGGGTTGTATGTTTGGGCAGGGCTCCAATGGGCTTGTGAAGTACGCGCAAGGCATGGGGGTTAACATGGATTTTGGGCAGGCCGAGCAGGCCGTAGAGAAGTACCGCTCAAGCTATTTTAAGGTCAAGAGCACTTGGTACGAGCTTGAACAACTTGCCATAGAAGCCGTCCAGACGCCCGGTGTAGCGGCCGGACTGCCGAGTGGTAGGATTGTATTTAAAGCGATAAACGACGCGCTGTGGATGCGCCTACCGAGTGGGAGGCTTATCTGTTGGCAGTCACCGGACGTTGGCATGCAAATGACGCCATGGGGAAAACCCAAGCTTGGTGTCACAGTGAGATCTCAGAACACTTACACACGGAAGTGGGGTCGCAACACTTTGATCGGCAGTAGCATATTTCAATCCGCTGTCCAAGCCACCGCCAGAGACTTGCTTGCGGAAGCCATGGTGAGGCTTGAAGAGAACGCTTATGAAGTAGTTGGTTGTGTTCACGACGAGGTAATCCTTTTGACAAAAGACCAAGATACTGAGCTTAAACTTCAGAACGTTATTGGTATTATGACCTCGGTCCCTGATTGGGCATCAGGGCTTCCAGTAGCGGCGGAGGGTTGGATCAGTCGCCGCTACCAGAAGTAATTAACAATCCCACTTACGTAAGGCTAACGCTTTCCTAGTGGGTTTTCCACTCTCATCCTTCATAGGACCTGAATTACCCTCCATACGAGCGCAGAAAGACTTACGTCTTTTGGCCTTTTTAGGAGATGACTTTGCAGCCTCCGCCGAAACCGGAGGTTGTAGGTTGCCGCCTGTCTCGTTGTTGTACGAAGCACGCCCTGCTGCATTCAAACCACCTTCAGGGTTTTTGCCTTCAGATCTTTGCCATGCGGCGGTTGCGTGACCGCCATTGGCAAACGCTTGCATCAAACCACCCTCGGCTTTCTTAGCGGCTGCCTCAAATGCTGATTCAGTAGGAGCGCCCTCGCTGCCGGGCTTGCGCATACGCTCACCAGACCCTTGTGCAATACGTTCGCGCTTTGCATGGATGTTCGCGTAAAGACCACCACCTTCGGCAAACCCTTCGCGACGAGGTAAGTCAGCTACGCCGGCTGCTTCGTTAATGGCACGAACTTCATCGTCGGTCAGCACGCGGTTAACTTTCATGTTACCGCCGATCAACCACTCGCCTGTCATGTTGGGATTGGTCTTGTAGCGGTAATGGCCGCCCAAGGGGACCTGATCGGTGATGTGTGCAGTACGAGGTATGACCTCACCACGTTTATTGCGTGTAGCGCGTTCTAGTGCGACTGATTGCCAATCTACATCGGCGGGCATTTCAACTTCAGCCCAAACTTGATTGCTTGGACGTGTGTCTGGCGCCTTTAAAGATGGGTTGGATTTGGATCCAATGTGTGTGGCGATCGGTAAATCCCCTGCGTGCCAACCGGGGCGGTAAGCCAAAGGTCCAAGCTTAGACTTAACCTTATCTCCGGCCATTTCACCGGCTTTGGCTTCTAGCCACTGGCCAATTGAGACAGGTTCGTTAGCATTCACAAATAAAGGATATAGGGAGTCAGGCTCTTTGGGGTTGGTGCGAAAAAGCTTATATGCCTTGACTGTTTTTGCAGGGTCTTTAACCAAGTCAGACATGGCCTCAAGAGCAGCTTTACCTGCGCTGACAACGGACTTCCCGTCCGCGTAACCCTGCACCTGACCGCCGTCGGCGTATGCGCCGGGCTTTGATAAATACTTCAGTGCGCCGGGCACGTCTTCCATGGCAAACTTACCTTGCTTTAAGCCTTCGTGGTATTGACCCACTCGGTTAATCAGCTCGTCGTTAACCAACTCAGACACGTTTGCCTTACGCTTTCCGAGTGCGTCCGAAGCCCAACCAATGATCTGGCTTTCTGACGCCTCTGGGTATTTTTTACGCAACTGGTTTGCGATTGTTTGGAAAGGTTTGTTCAACATCACCGAAACAGGAGTGTGGGAAACGCTACCTGCATAGGTGCCGGGCACATCGTGGCTGTATGTAATGTTCTTGGAAGGACGGATCGACGCGCCGGGCTGCATATTAATACCAGTATGCCCCATGAAACCGGCAGGCACACCGGCAAGATTAGGATCGCGCATGGCTGTCAACACATCTTCGGTATTAACGTTTAACAGTTTTTGACCCGCTTTTTTTTGCATCATTTTTAAAAATGATTTTCTAAAAGTCGGACTTTTTTCAAAACTCTCCATGATACGCGGGTCGTTTAGGTCAAACATTTCAGCGTGCTTAGGGTTTGCTTTTAATACGTTTGACAACTCTTTAAAACGCTGTGGTGACAACTCGGCTTGCTTGAGTAGATCCATGTAGATCTGAGTGGTAGGCATTGCAAAGTTTACAGACTGAGGCGCCATGGTCGATGGCATGTTAACCACCTCACCCGAGCCGCCCATTCTTTCGCCTTCGCGTGACGCAGTGTTTGCTCTTTGCTGTACGCGTTTTGCAATGCCTTCGTTTGACGCACCACCGATTTGATCTAGTATGTGTTGAATGTCTCTGGTGTAGCCTTGACCACCGTGCGTAATAATTGGTGAGGTCAAAGGAATGCCTGAGACACCGTTGATTTGGTAGTTACGTGACATGACGTCCCAAGGATTAGTCTGCAGCATTTTGCCACGTAACGAATCCAATTGGATTTGATTAACAGGCGCCAGACCGCCAAGGTCCCTGATGTCATACCGAGTACCCACCAAAGGGTTTGGGTTGACTTTAGTGTTGTGCAGGTAGCCTTTTATTTTGTTACCAATGTCGAGCACAGATCTACCATCAGCGTAACCCTGCACTTGACCGCCGTCTTTATTACCTTCTACTTCGTCGGAGCCTTGAATGTAATCGAGCCCTTTGTTAATAATCGGGGCGCCAAACGCGGCGGCAGGAGCTAACCATTTTAATTTTGGTGGCAGTTTGTTCATCAGTGGCATTGCGGCAGAACCTAATGCGCCTGCGCCGCTAACAACTTTTTGTGTAGTTTGATCGTCAGCGTCTGATCGATTAACCAGATCCATGGCGTTGTAACCTAACGCAGCTCCGGCAACTGGCAATGACGCCGCTGCTTTACCGGGAAGTTTAAGGCGTTCTGCTGCCCTGCGGCGTCTTTCATACTCGCCTATTTTTTCACGTCTAGTCTCACCAGCGGCATTAGCACGCGCTTCCGAAGCTTGGTTGTATCTGTTTACATCGGCTGCACGCTGCGCAACAACTCTGTCCACTTCATCAGCGGGGCGTAAAAGCAAACTTGAATCTCCGGGCATTACTTTATAGCCCGGGTTTCTAGCTTCTAACGCATCGGCCTGTCTTTGGAGGTTAGCTTCAATCTCTTGACTGGCACCACCCATGTAGCCGCGTTGGTATTGCCCTGTGCCACTTCCTTTCCCAGAAGACCAGTTAATGACGTCCGATGGACCTTGAGGCCTAAACGGGTTGTTACGTTGAGCACGCTCTAACACACGCGCTGCGACTTCATGGGGGCGCTGTAATACGTTTGGTGTTAAGTCAGCAACACCAGAAGCGGGGGAAGAAACAGTTTTATTTTCTGGAAGTACCCCCAGACGGCGGCCGGCGAGTTTTAAACCTTGATTTGCTACTGTTAAGGCCGTACCAGTGCCGGCGCCTGCAACAGCGCCAATTAAAGGATTAAGTGAAAAGTTTTTTTGAACATCAGACTGATCTGGCGCTCCTGACTCGCCCGCCAAATGTTGGACGATATCCGCGTATTTATGACCCTCTTTTAAAGCGCCGGTTAGATCATAACCTTGCTCTTTAGCAAGGTGCTCAGCAATCTCTTGGTCTGAGTGCCCTTCGTTTCTCGCTCCAGCAACATCATAGGCCATTTATTTACCCTTCTTACCAAAGTCAGATAACGAACGTTGTTTTCCTGCGGCTGTGTTAGTCAGCTTGGTGCCGCTGATGGATTCCAACCGCTCTTTATAAGCGTTCTCTGCGGCATTGTAAAATTTACTCTCTTCAAACTTGCTGTAAAAAGGAACCTTACCTTGTTTTTCCATTTCAGCTTGGTACTGCTGCCACCCTTTACGAACGTCTTGAGTAAAGCGAGTTTTGTGCTCCATCGCTTTTGCAAAATATAAGTTAACGGCAGGAGAGTTTTCATCGCCCAGACCCTTAGCGCGTTCAGCGTACTGTCGCTCATAGTTAGAGACAGCGCCTTGACCTTGAAGCATCGCACGTTGATACTCAAGTGCCAAACTAGCAGTCAGAGAAAGCAGCTTTCTGCGGTTTTCGTAATCTTTTGGCGACATCGAAGCTTTAAGCGCAGTCTCGGCGTCTGCAGGAAGTATTTTCTGTTTGTCAAGAATATCTAACGTGACGCCTTTAGGTCCAGTGATTGCTTTGGAGCCAATAGCGTTAGGAGATTGGGTAATTAAATCTTGGAACGTTGTCAGTTTGTTCAAAACTTCTGGAGCTGCTTGAGAACCTTTAACAATAGAATCTAATCTTGTAAGCGCGTCTTTTTCTCTAACTTTTAAAAGATCATTGACTACGCCTCTATCTTCTTCGTTTATTTTAGCGGTTAAGTCTGAAGCTTTTTGTGCTTGTTTTCTTTCTGCTTCTCTTTTTTCTTTTTCTAATTCTTTAGCCGTGGCAATTGCAGAATCCATTCTGAATTTGATGATGGCATTATGTTCTGGTGTGCCGGGGTCATATCCAGTAGGTGCGTGGATATCCCTAAGTTCTGCTTCACTAAGGCGAGGCACCACGTTAGTGCCCGCAGGTGCTGTTGCAGGTGCTGTTGCAGGTGCTGTTGCAGGTGCTGTTGCAGGTGCTGTTGCAGGTGCT